ATGATCCAGATTGTAAGATGATTGGCTTCCATATCAATCAGCTTTATATGCCAATGTTTTCTCGTGAAGATTTGGAAAGTGAAAAGCCAGGCAAGCACCCAATTAATACGGAAAGAGTTTATACCAACGAAGTTTTGGGAGAGTTTTTTCAAGGTGAATCTGGGCCAATCACTCCCGAACAAATTAGGGAACATTGTGCAGATATTGGAAGAAAGTTTGTACCAAGGATTATCCCCACTGCGGGGGTTAATCAGCAGCTTGTTGTATTGGGCATCGATTATGGTGCCCGTGCCGATCTAGAACAGCTGGCTAATCCCGATAGAATTAAGGCGCAAGGTCAATCTTACAGTACGGCCGTGGTTCTACAAACCAAGGGGGCTGGTGTTTTGTCAATTGAATTTTGTACCAAATTCAAGCGCAACGATCCAGAGAGTAAAAAGGGAATTATTGATCAATTGATGAGGCAATATAGCATACAGTTGGCAGTAGGAGATATTGGTTATTCTAACGATTTTTCCTATACCCTTCATCAGTCTTATGGAGATAGATATTTAGTTTCTCGTGCACATAGTAAAATTAACGATCATATCAAGTTCAATGCTGATGCTTTCCCCAAAGAAATAACTTTTGAGAGGGATTATTATATTGGTGAGCTGTATGAGCAGATGAAAAAAGGGATGATTCGCTTTCCTTATGGGGAATATGAAAAAATTGCTTGGCTCATTGAACATTGTGCTAGTATGGAGATAAAACCATCTATTTCTAGAACAGGGGCCGATCCTAGCGTGCATTATGTCAAGGGCGGCACCCCCAACGATGGTTTTATGGCTTTATTAAACGCTTATATTGCTTACAAGTTTCTTATTACCAGAGGCTTTACTAATAACAATCCGCTGCTACAAACCACTAAAAATGCCAACAAACCCTTGGTGACATCTGGTTATTGTCCCAGAAAATTCTAAATATTAAGCTTTACTGATATATCATATTTAGTGTATTAGTAGAGGTATAGTGGAACAACTGAGGTTATATGGCTGGCATAAAAAAATCAGGATTGGGTGATAGTCCGTCCTTTTCAGCGAGATATTTACAAAATAGAACTACTACACCACATGTTAGTGCCATTATGGCTAATGGAATTTCAGAAGAAAGAAGAGTAATTCTTTCAGATGAAGTAGAACAAGGTAAGTTTCTAGATGGTACTGGTCCCACTTATAATCAAGCTCTCGCCCAAAATGGTGAAACTCCTGCGGGTCGCGTAGTTGCTTCCGCACATGCCGCGCCTTCTATTATGTCCAAGTACGCACAAGTAGGCGCTGGAGGCGGAGGAATGTTTCGTGGCGTTCACGGAGACTCTGTCAAACAGACTCCGGAAGTATATTCGCCATTATGGTTAAATAGCAACTTAAACCTACCACGTGATCGTGCCACTATTAACGCTTGGTGTCGTAGCTTTTTTGCTTTGAATCCATTTGTTCATAATGCTATTAGTTTGCACAGCACCTATCCTATTAGTAAATTAGCTATTAAGTGCCCCAACAAAGATATCGAAAAGTTTTTCGATGATATGATCGAGGAAATAGATCTAATGAATATCTGCGTGCAAATTGCACAAGAATATTGGTTATTGGGTGAAGCGTTTGTGTACGCAGAGTTAGACGAGGGTAAAGGTAAATGGAGTCGTCTACACATTCAGAATCCAGATTTCATGATCGTCAAACGTACGGTAGTGGCTTCTGAGCCTATCATTATGTTGCGCCCTGATGAAAATCTCAAAAAGATTATTTTCTCCAATCGTCCCACCGATATTGAACAGCGCAAACAACTCAATCAACATATCATTGATTCGGTCAGACGTGGTGAGAATATTCCACTCGACAATTTCCATGTGTCTCATTTAGCTCGTAGAATTAGTCCTTATGAAATTAGGGGCACCGGCCTGCCAGTCTGTATTTTCCGTCAGTTGATGCTTTTCGATAAGCTTCGTGAATCTAAGTACGCCCAAGCCGATAATATGATCAATCCACTTACCGTAGTCAAGATCGGCTCCGCTGATTATAAACCAACTTTTGCTGACTTGGAAGCCTGGAGAAGTGTCTTCGAGGAAGCACAGTACGATAAGGACTTCAAGATTTTTACTCATGAAGGTGTAGATGTTACTAGGGTGGGTTATGGTCAAGGTATCTTCGATATCTCGGGCGACATTACTCAGTTAGTTAAGGAAATCTATGTTGGTTTGTTCGTTCCACAGGCCATGATGGATGGTGGTGCTGACACGACTTACGCTAATGCTGGTGTGGCTCTCGACGTGTTAAGACAGCGTTATATGCAATTCCGTAATATGATGTCGCAATGGTTGAAGACCAAAGTTTTCGCCCCCATTTCTAAGATTCAGGGTTTTTACGATTACTCGGGTGGTGAGAAGCAGCTTATCGTTCCAGAAATTGACTGGAATCATATGTCGTTGTTTGATGCAGGTGATTACATCAACACCCTAGTTACTTTGACCCAAGGGACTGCCGATCAGAAGAGAGCCTCTTTGCATACTTTATATCGTTCCATGGGCCTAGAATTCGAGGATGAAACCAGAAAGATTCGTAAAGAAGCTATTCAGAACGCTATTGCTAAAAAAGAAGCGGCTGCTTTGGAAGCGCTAGATCTCAATTCACTTCGTGCTTTGGATGACGAAGATGAAATCCCAGAACCACAAGGACAACCTGCACAAGAACAGGCGGTGCCAGGCGAGACTCCAGGTGGCGCCCCTCCAGGTGGCGGCCTCCCAGATTTAGGATTGCCAGGAGGGCCACCACCTCCCCCACCACCAGCCGGAGGAGCAGGCGGACCTCCACCTCCCCCGCCACCAGCCGGAGGAGCAGGAGGACCTGGAGGGGCGCCACCTTCCCCACCGCCAGGCTAATCCAAGGTGATATCCCACTACTTGTGAATAATCTCACATAGTTTTAGCTATTATGCTCAAGCAGAGGATTTCCATGGATAAAATTGCTCAAGAACGCGGTGTTCTCAATAAGTTGAGAGAAAAAGTCAATATTCCTGGGTCTGTCATTGAAGGTTTCTTCAAGCCAGAACTTGATAGAATTATGAATGATCTCAGACAAACTGATGACAACATTCGATCTATTTTGACCGGTCAAAAAATTGGCAAGTCGGATGTTGATGTGGGCGGCAAGTCTGTCAAAGATTTGCTCAAGTCGGCTCGTAGCAATTTCAATCGTCGTGAATATATGATGGGAGTAGCCGATCTCGGACAATTCCACAAGAAACTGGCAGACGTCACTAAGTTTATTGGCGTGCTAGACATGAGCATCAATAGAATTCATCATGATTTTTTGTTTCAAAATCTAAAAGACGATCAGAGAGAAAATATTCAAGGGCTCAGAGAATATATGGGCAAGACCTCTGAAGTTCAAAGTGATGATTTGACCAAAGAAGCTGGCATTATGGATTTTTTCTATAACATTGGCACCAAGCGTGGCCGAGCCCTAGCTGTCTGGGAAAAGAAATATCCAAAGGTCGTTAAAGATTTAAGAGATGGTGGCAATCGTCTTCTCGATATGGCAGACTCTGCTTTGGCAAATATATTGGGGCTCCTAAAAGTGATGGCTGCTGCCCGCGCGACTCGTAAAGTAGATAGCTATGTAGAGGCGGCTAATAAAATCAAGAATGAGTACGCTAAATTTGATAATGGCGATAAGGGTTTTCGTGCCTACTACACTAGCGTTATCAAACCGTATTTGGATAGGCAAGATGAATTTGAAAGACAAGACGCGGCCAAAAATAAGCCGATAGAAGTGGCTACTCCAACTGGAACGGCACCCCCACCAGTTGTTGCCCCATCTTCTCCTACTCCTGCTCCCGGTGCCACTACCCCAGGTTTCAACTACGATCTGCCAATTCCTGCGACACCCGCCACCCCTCCGGCACAACTTTCATTACCATTAGCGGGACCACCTGGAGCTTCTCCACCCTTCCCTACACCTCCTCCCGAAGAGGCCGCCCCTGATACGGAAAGAGAGCCCGCTGTTTTTCCACTTAATAAGCCGAAAACCTCTCATCAAAATTTTTACGAGTCTCTACAATCTTTGAGCGACGAAAATCCTCATATCATAGCCAGATACATTGCCAAGTATGCTACTTCTATTGAGAAGTCAGATCCAGAAACAGCTGTCGTATTGTTTAACGTGATTAGAAAAATTAAGGGGTAAAGTATGCCAGTCGGCAATTTAGGACCCAATTTTTACCCTAAACTCGTTGAGATGACTACCGCTTTGGGAATGAAGCCGGAAGACTTAATTTCCGTGATGACATCGGAGTCTGGTATGAACCCAGCGGCCTACAATCCAAGCGGTGCTTCGGGCCTCATCCAATTTATGCCCGGCACTCTAAATTCTGTTGGATTTCCGGGAACCCCAGATCAGTTTAGGCAACTTTCCGGAGAAGAGCAACTCCCCTGGATCCAAAAACTAATCAAAAATCGTATGCGATATCAAGGTGGTAAAGCTTTTACTTCTGGCGGCCAATACTACGTAGCTAATTTATGGCCGGTGGCCCTTAAATTGCCAGGCGTAGAACGAGGGGATCCCGATACTGTTATACTTGAAAAATCACCACAAAGTGAAGGTGGGTATAGTAAAAAATATTTGGACATAGGTAGCAAGATTAAGGCTAGTGATGAAAGTGGGGCTTATAAAGCTAATCCTCTTTTTGATAAAGAGAAAAAGGGGTATATCACCTTAGGAGATCTCAGTCGTCAAGTCAATCTCAATAAAAATACTCCCACTTATAAGCAAACTTTGGTATCCATGCAGCATGCCACTGGCTATCAACCAGGTACTGCGAATAAAGTTCCACCTTCTGCGGTGGCTCAAAACGATAACAGTTTGGAGGAAATCTTGAATAAATACATTCAAATGTTATCATCAGCTTCTCCTATTTCTCGCAAGAGATTATACAAGAAGGTGCTGCCTAACCACAATATTTTAATTAAAATTACTGCTCCCGACTATGCTAGTTCCGTGGAATTCTCTCGAGTGCTCTGCACAGCCTTAGATGAAGATTTGTTAACCACTTCTTATCCACACACGGACGGCCAAGAAGTGGAAGTAGAATGTTGTATTGCCGGCCCATCGCAAGAGTGTTTTGCTGCGGTGGAACAAATGGCCCGAGCGTTAGCTGAAACTTTCAAAGATGCCACCACTAAAATTGGTGGGATTACAGTAAAAACTAAATGCAGTATGAATAAAAAGTCATCTTATCAACCAATCAGCGTCAGAACTGCTGGTACTAACTACAGGAAGTTCCTGCTCAAATTTGTCTAAGGAAACACAATGGTATCGGAACAACATCTTCTCAGCACTATCCAGCAGTTGCAAGGGTCCGGAAAAACCTTTGCCGAATTCTTGGCTGAAATCTTTAAAGATAAATTCATTGAGGTTTATGTGGGTGATGCTTACGAAGATGTTAGCACCGAACAAATATCAACTACATACCCTGCTGTTTTTTGTGGAAAGGTCATAGCGGCCTATCGTGAATGTCTAATTCTTAACTGCGCGTTTGTGTCTCAAAATAAGCACTTGACGTTGGGTAATTACATGTTCGTTAATGAAAGGGCTATCAGAGCTCTGAATGAAGTAGACGGCAATGGCACACTAGAAGATATGATGCTTCGTAGCAAAGAAACTTTGGATATAAGACAAGCTTTTGATAAGAAACCCAATGATAAAAACAAATGACCGACGTAAATGCTATCCTACAATTGGCCGTCACTTATGAAAATAAGTGTTCACAAGAGCTGGTAAAGCTTGCTAAAATACGCAAGATGCCAGATGGCAGCTATCGCGTGCTTTCTCAGACGGGTAAAAATTTAGGAAGCTATAAGTCTCGTAAGGGTGCCGAGAAGCGTCTCAAGCAAGTAGAATATTTCAAGCATTTCGATCATTCTAAGGCGGAGGATGGGGCCCCCATTATCGACTTGACTGATATTGATGAGTTTGCTTATTCCGCTATTATGCGCAAGATTCGTCAAAAGGGTACTCCTGAGCAAGTTAAGCAATTTTTAGCCATTTACAAGCAACAGTTTGATAAGGCGGTCAAGGGTAAACTACATAAGCCAGAAAAGATAGCTTTACAAAATACGATGGTTAGATTTAATAAACTTCATAAAGTGAAACTTGATACCAAAATGATTAAGTGTGCGGCTGTGGCGGAATTGGGAAATGCGCAGTTAGTTGGTAAATATTTGTCAGACATTGTTAAATTTACTTTGCAACGATTGCCGGCCGATAAACAGCAACACGCCTTAGAAAATTTGAAGAAAAAGTTTGCCGTGATGAGTGAGGGGGAAATAGCTTCCAAACAGCTACCGGAATCTTCTGCTTTGGGGCAGGCTATCACTTTCGTCAAACATGTGTTATTTAATCACGATGCTGCATATGTACGAGAAGTGCTCAATAGCTTAGTCAGGAGCCTCTAATGATAAAACGATTCCGCGAGGTTGTTCCGGGTGTTTTATATAGAGGCTCTGCCCCCTCTCCTCTTGACGTTCAGACACTGCAAAAAAAATTGGGTATTAAGAAAATTGTTAGTTTAGATCAAAAATCTGGCGAAAGAATAAGTCGCGCCTGCAAGCTCTTAGGCATCCAACACGTCAAATTGTATATTGAAGATGATAAAACCTCACTCCTACGTTTCTTAACTCAAAATTTAAAAAAGCTATTTCTACAAAATGGGCCTACCTTTGTCCATTGCCATGAGGGGAAAGATAGAACTGGTTTAGCTTGCGCCCTAGTTAAGTGTAAGTTTTTGGGCGTTAATCCAGATAAAGCTATCGAAGAGGCCAAATCCTTGGGCTTTGGCGTAGGGATACCGCCACATGTAATGCATTTATACGAAAAGATCATTCGTTCTTGTAAGACAACCACAGATCAAAATAATGCCGATATAGTTTCTAATGAAAGAACTTATATAGGTGATAATCGTGATAACACTTTGGATGGAGCGCAACAAGGATCTTTTTCGCCTTATTTAGACCCTACTTGGAAATGGCCTAATGACGCGGTGTACAATTATGTAGACGATCAGTCTCCGACTCGTGAAAACTACCCGGATAATGGAGCATTACAGAGTGTGCATGATTTTAGTGATATGAACGTGGTTCCTACGATAGGTGTTTACGACAATGACGCCGGTGGAAGAGGTTTTGGACCCACTGAGAATAATGGAGGCTTCATTTATGATTAAGAAGGCGTACTCGGTACAAATGAGCTATGACGTGTCTGATAGTGAAAAACATCAGGCCGAGCAAGCTCTATTGTCTTTCAAGGGCGCTGAAAAATTACTTCAACAAGCCGCAGATCATCTTAATATTATGAAAACTCCTTTTAAGGATAATCCAGATATGACACCCGAGGACATAATGAAGGCGCGTGCGGTTATCCGTCGTTTCAGAGACAAGACCATTGAAAACTTTGATGAGTTCAAGAAGTCTGCTTTTCAATGTGTCAATTTGATGCAAACTTTTGCTACCGACACGCAAACACTCAAATTAATGAAGTCTTTTATTACCTCTATTGATGATTTGGAAGTTCAAGTAAATTCCCTTTCTGATTTATTTAATGATTTACAAGCTAATAATTTTTCCAAAGATGTTGTGACGCATATCGAAAGTATTCAGAAGCAGTGTGAAGATATTGATGAGATTATAGATGAAAGAATTAAAAATCATATTCAGACTAATATTCTTGCCACTAGCTGGGTGGACTCGATTAGCAACGACTTACAAATGAAAATTGAACATAAGACGCCACTTATTTTAGATCTTTTTAATAAAAGACAAGATCAGCTTAATTCGGCAGTAGAGGAGCGCAGTACGGTTGGGTCAGATTCTAAACCATAAAAATGGTAATATCTCTACATAATAGATGAAGTTTCGGTCATCACCCGAAAAATTGTAGCAATAATACCTTATACTGTATAGAGTCTCCTTAACAGAGAGAAAATATGCCATTTATTAAACACGGCGATGGAAAAATAGTAGACATACTTGACGAGAGTGAACTGACAGATGATCAGAAGCTAGCGGTCAACAAAATGTCGCAAGAGTTCGTTAAGCAAT